ACAGGTACACCTGCTACTTCAACGTAGAAGTCTACAGTGTTTGCACCTGTGTTTACCTGTACTTTATTCTTAGCATCTAAGTCAGCGATCAGGGGTACGTATTCACCTTCACCTGTTGTACCGTCATGCTTGTGACCACCAGATGCAGCAAAGGCATCACGTAGAGCGTTATACTCTGCGTTAATAGGAGCAGCACGTACCGTTGCTGTAGGGATGATGTCTGCTGTAGATTGTCTTGTGTAACCTGCCACGGTTTATCTCCTGTCTGCTGTACCATATGTAATGGTAATAGCTTGAATAGTATGACTTGCACTCTGGTTGTTAGTAACGTAACTAATTGAAACAGAGTTACCTGAGCCAGACACGTTAGTTAGTTTTTTAGGTGAGGGGTTACCATCGTAAATGTCACCAGCATCATAGATTGCAGTTCCAAATAGAGCAGCTGCACCTTCAGTAGAAAAATCATAAGAAGCTGGGTTAGTTGTATTAACGTCATCGTAGTCGTAGGATACACCAACAAAGACTTCAGTTGTACCTTCAGACCTCAAGTAAGTATTTACACTATAAATATTCTTACGTATCTCTGGGTCTTCCATATAATAGTAAGGGGTTTGGTAAAGACTAAATATATCTTCCCCTGCAAAAGACTGACCACGTTCTTGCCTGTGGACTCTTCCTGCACTGTCACCATGAATTACGTGTTCGTATTGACCAATGTAACCACTTGCTGTGCAGTTAGCTTCAATGCCAATAAGTTGACTATACTCAAAAATACTTTGTTTATTCTGACTCTTACGTATAGCACCGATCAAAGATAACGAACTATCGTTCTTAAAAAAGAATCTAAACTGGGACTTTTTACGGATTACGACAATACTAATATCAGTGATAGTTTCCGATAGGTAGTAGTTGTCGAAGATGTCTTGAATTTCTTTTGATACTGGGGCAAGTTCAACGTCACCAATTCTATCAGTACCAGAAATAGGACGAATACCGTCTGGTCCCAGGAACAGTAGGTCACCACCAAATTCTACTACAGAGTCTGGAGAAACACAACCTAAGTTAGATGTAACACTTTGTAAAACAAAGTCTGCAATATTAGTCCCAACTAATTTTTTAATATTATTGGCACCAAAGATATACAGTTCGTTACGAAACTTTTTAATTGCAGTAACTTTAAAACCTACATTAATTACCCCTGCACCGTTAGCAGGTGAAAAGTCTGTAGCATTTAGTGGTGCACTGAAGTATAAATTAAAAGGCTCTGAAGAACCACCAGTTAAAAATATATGGGAAGCATACTCTTCAGCATACTTAGGGTCGTTAGGAGCATTAGCGTGAGTAATCTGAGTGTATGTAGTACCGTTGTAGGTAGCTGCTGGATTGACACCATCAGTAAAAAGTATAATTTCTTCAGACCAGTTATAGTCTACAAACCTAACTCTACTGACGTTAGTCATGTCAGGTGAACCAGAGCTAGTTACAGTATCCCAGCTAGAGGTACTATTGTTCCACTGATGTAGGTAGTTATACCCAGAAATAGGTTTTCTGCAAGCAAAAATACCATCTGCAATGTTACCATTTACATAAACACCTAAGACTGGACCTTGACCTGGAACAGTGCCGTAGTCGTTCTGGAACCCACTGATACGACGATACCCACCCGAAAGGGCAGGCTCGTAGTTAATCATACGGATAGCACTTCCACTTAGCTGAGAGGCTTGGGTAAGCGGGTCTACGTTAGTAATAAGACCGCCAGCACATACCGTAAGGTTTGTTCTTAGATTATCCATTTAAAAGGAACTTTGCTTTACTGTACTGGTTCCTTGGCTTTGACCAAGCACTGTTGAGTATACCTGAGTTGGATTACCAACTACAAGTCTTCTCATAGTCTTAATACCCTCTTCAAACTTTTGTTGGTGGATTGCTGCAGATTGCTCATTTGAACGGAACCGCATCATATACATCATAGCACCGTCAATAACTACATGCTTGTATCTGCTTGGTATAACACACACGTCATCTGCAAGAGTTAAGTCTTGTGGGTACTTCCAATATCTATACTCTACAGAGTAGTTTTGATCTGGGATAGGAGTAACACCAAACTTATCTTCTTGTGTTTTATATACATTTGTTGGGGATTTATACGCACCAACACCGCCACTATCCTCTGAAGTTCTATACCCTCGGACATACATTTCGTAGGTCATTGCAGGAAGAACTGCAGGTTGAGTAGTGGGTGAAGCTTTTAAATAAAAAGTTTCCCAGTCTGCAGTAGAAAAGTCATCTGGGAAGTCGTAGGTTTTTACACCTGCAGTTAGCTCTTGTGTATAAGTGATAAGTGTAAAAGGCCACTCCTGTGCCTCTTGTAGGATCTCTCTTACAGAAGAGTTAATTGCATCTTTAGCAACGGATTGTACATTTCGTACAGAATCAAAGTCAGCTACGTTAATAGCAACTTCGTTTAATCTACGGAGTAGTTCATTTACAAGTACGATATATGTTGTAGTCATCAGCTTCCGTATCCACTAATAAAGATATTGGGGCCACCGAAGCAGCCCCAACATTTGACTTAGGCCAAGTTGTACTTAGCTGTGACAAGACCTTCTGGACGCAAGATTTTGCGACCGTAAAGGTGCATACCACGAACGATGTCAGCAAAGCTGTCTGGGTCACGGTATGTTTCTGTCTTGTTGATTTGCTCAGCAGTTGCTACAGCAGAATCATGACCAGCTACGATAGCACCGAAGTTAGCGGACTGAGCAGCTGTACCTGTTGTTGCAGCACCTGTACCAATGGAAGGAAGGTTGCTTGAAGTATATACACGGAAGCCGTGGAAGTTGTTCAAGACCAGACCATTGCGCAAGCCACCTGATTCACCGAAGTCTGCATTGAAGAGGCGTGAATCCTCATCACGAAGTACTTCCATGAATACTGGATCTACTACCAACCAACGACCTTGTGTGTCAACTTGGTTTTGATCCAGCAAACGTGCCATACGTGCAACCAGCATTGCTGGAGATACGTAAGCAGTTGGCAGTGCAGTTGCACCTGGAAGACGAGCAGCAACTGGGATAGAGTCCCCAGCTACACCAGCAGTTGTGATGTTTCCGAAGTCTGGACGGGACAATTTGTTTGCCGCCAAGAGTTCGTCTGTACCAGCTGTTGTATCTGCTTTAGTGCCGTTAACAATATCGTTGATAGTGTCAGCGTTTGCATGCAAAGCAGACTGCTTGTAACCAGACAAGTAACCCAATACTTCTTGGTCGTACTGGTCAGCCAAGCGGTAAGCCGCACGGTTGGTAGCAAGATCCATGAAGTTTACATGGGAGTGAGCTTCCTCGATGTCATCCATCTTGAAGGCAAAGTAGTTAGATTTATCTACAACCAACGAGAAGTCTGCATCTGCAAGGTCTTGTGCAGCGATAGTGGTGCCACGTGTGTAAGCAGATACGCTTACTTCTGGCTCTTTGATAATTTTGACGGTGTCACCTTGGTTAGCGATCTCACCAAAATAATCAGAGTTAGTGACGTCACCAACAACTGTAGCCTTGCGGAAAGCAAGTTGTACTTTTTTAGAATAAATAACGGAACTAAAGTTACCGTTTGGCAGGTTGGTATAACCTGCTGCCGATGCGAATGCCATTTTCTTTTCTCCTAGAATGTTTGGCTTAAAGGTAGAGATATATACGAGTGTAAGGCATATACCTCAACTCATAGAAACTAAACAAGACGAAGAGGCTGAATGTGTTCTAGGGTGCGTATTGCTTCGGGTTGGCCGACCTTCAGCTAACGGGCCTGTACTTATCCAGGTAGTTCTAGGTTGTATGTTTAAGTTTTAAGGGGTTGTTGTAGGCAAGAGAGGTAGTCCACTGTGGGAGGCTCTTGTTCCTGCCTATAGTTATACGTCAAGTTAAAGCAATGTCAACACTTAACGTGCATTACCTGACATATCGTAGATAAATTTACCGCTGCGCATAGCTTTAGTAATTTCATCTTGACGTTCTTCGAACTCTTTTGAAGACATACGAGCAACTTCAGACTCTGTGATCTGACCGTTTGTCTCGGATGTATCCAAGCTAGCCTTAGAACCTTTACTTACTAGAGATGCTGCCTTCTTGGTAGAAGCCTTCTTAGCATCTTTCGTAAGACCTTTATCAGACTTATATAAGTCGATAACTCTTATGACAGAAGCTGGATCATCTGCATTCTCATAGACTGCATCCTGTACCCATTTAGGTTGTTCTTCTGCCCAATCATGGAAGTCATCCGAGTCACGAATCTTTTCGAAGTCTGGATGAGCTTCTGAAATCTTAGCTTCTGCTGTTTTACGGACTGCTTCGTACTGGACTTTATCCAACTCTGACAGACGTGATTCAGCTTTTCGAAACATCTCCTGTGCTTTTTTAGCAGCAATAGTTTCTACAATACCTGCAACATCTGGGTACTCTTTAGCCCAAGCTTCAATGTCTTCGTCAGACTTTGGAGGTACAACTGTGCCACCCTCCATCCGTTTTTCAAGAGCTTCAAACTTTTCTTCCCAGTCTTTTTCTTTTTGTTGCATGTGACGACGAAGATCACCGTATCTTTTCTTAAAAGATTTTTCTTCTCTGCTTAGAGTAGAGTCGTCCTCTTCAGTTACTTCTTCTTGGGGTTCAGATGAAGCTACTTGTTCTTCTTCCTCTTCTCCCTCAACTTCTTCACCACGAGCTTGCGCTTCTAGTTTAGCAATCTCTTTTTCTTCTTGCTCCATTCTTTGTTTTTTACGTGCGTGGTTATACCCACGATCTACAAAGCCTGCACTTTTTGGTGATTCAATTGTATTTAGTTCGGACATTTCCAGTTCCTTATGTTGGGGCTAGCGGTATTGCTAGGTCGCCTTATTATTGTAGTAGTGTGGTTATTATTTCTTTTTACGTTTCTTCATCAAGCCGCCTTTATTAAAACCTCCAGATCCAGTTGAAGGATTATAAGTACCAACCCCATAGCTATTACTTGATCCTGAACTAGAGGTTGAAGTGCTGCTACCTGATGAACTACTGTTACTTACATTAGTATCTTTTTTAGAGTCATACCCTGCGGTTGGACTTGATTTAACTGGAGTCTTAGTGGTAGTAGTAGTAGTTGAAGATGAAGAATTATTATTACCTCCACCACTGGGTCTAGCCCTTGGACGAACCGTAGTAGCTGTTGGGGTGTATATTGGAGTTCCACCACTGCTGGTTTCTACGAATGTTCCGCCTCCGCCGGGAGGACTACTGTCGTTGTCATCTTTAACATATGATTTTGTTTCTGGTTGATATACCATACCGGGTGGAGAGGAGGCTTCTAGAACTCTTATTTGTTGGTTTTCAGTCAGCCCCAATTCACTTGGATCGAACTCCATACCTTTGGGCATCTTAAATTTAACTTGTTGTGCAAATTCATTTACACCACTAAGTCCATTAAAATAATTAGCACCTTGAACGAGGAAGCTTGACTTACCGACAAGATCGTCTGCCTGTTTACTTAGTGTATCGGCAAGATCGTCAAACCCTCTAGCCTTAGCCACAAGAGCAGCAGATCTTACTTCAGAGATAGCTTTACCTTGTTGATAGGCATTGTAACCACCAACAAGTAGACCTAATGGACCAGCTACGGCAGCAGCACCCAGGGTAAGTTTATTTAAGAATGGGTCTATTTTAGCTCCTGTTCCAATGGCAGCAAGCTCTTCCTCTGACATATTAAAATAATCTACTTCAGGTTCTTCCCATTTGAACTCAGCTGGTTCCGGTGCAGTAACAGGCCCACTGTCGCCACTATCAACTAAGATACAAGTCTGAGTTACTGGATCGTAACCCATACCCATTGCCTTACAGGATTCTTCTGTAGAGCTTGGTCCAGCTACAGCGGCTTCTCCTGTAGTAGTCGCTGCTGGTACTGCATCAGGAGCAGGAGGTACACCTGGTCCTTGATAAGTGTAGGAACTACCCGGAACAGCGGCCCAGCTTGGAAGTCCTGTAGGTGTCGTATAGGACGTACCCGTTCCGTAACCGGGTACAGTAGGCATAGGTATTAACGGACCGCCAAGAGCAAAAGCCTTCCTAGTTTCTGCTGGAGGATTAGCTTGATCCATTTGACCAGCTTCCATGCTAGGGTTAGTTCTGCTGATCTGAATACCACGTTTAGAAAGCTCTTGAATTAGCTCTGGTTTTTGTTGCAGGGTAGTCATAACTTGGTTAATAACTGCATCTACCCTTGTAGGATCAGCATAAGAAGCTGTGGGTGCAGTTACTTCACCACCTGCAGCATAACCTACAACCATGCCATTAGCATTCATTCGGTCGTTGATTACTTTATCTGTTTTAGCAGCGATAGCAATCTTATCCATAAGACCACCGTTGGCTACACCAGTACTCAGCATTTGCTCTAGTTGAGCTAGGTCTTCTTCAGTGATTTCATTGGGGTTACTTGCTTGTGCCATTGGCACATCCACAGGTTCACCACCAATTCTACCATTAGCTTCCATATTAGACAAGCCCATTTTTGCTTCTGTGCGCAAATCTTCAAAGAATTTTACACCGAAGAAACGTACAACATCTGCTGGTACGACATACTCACCCTCAGACAGTTGTGCGGGAATATCATCTCGGACCTCTTCTGCCAGTGAACCGGGAGGGATCTCATTACCAGATACCGGGTCACGATTCAGGCCATCATCAGCAATACCGCCTTCATTAAAAGCCATTTTTGTTTGATTGTTCATATTGCTTACTACGCCTCCTTGGGCAAACAAACCATTTCCAGATAGCCATTGCCGAGTTTTTCTTTCCCACCAACCTCTTTTTTCTGAGGGTAGCGGCTCACCTTGTTTTTCAAGCATATCTTCAGCTGCTTTAAAAATACCAGAGTAACCTGGAAAACTAGCTTCAAAGGAAGCTTTACCAGATAGGTTATCGCTAACCCT